TCCCAGGCTCGGCAGGTATCGGTGGCGATGCAGGGCTGGTGCTCTCCCTCACTTCGGGTATCTCGCTCTCGGGTCCACCTGGCTGCACATACGGCGCCTTGATGTTCATCGCAGCAGTGGCGTCGGCCTGCGGAATGTTCGGGTCGTCGCCCTGCTGTTGCTTGTAGCCGTTGCCTTTCAAGATCTCGTCCGCTACCGGGGCGATCATCGGCATCTGAGCGACCTGGGCGGCCGCCTGCATCGCCGAGTAGGCTGCTTGCACGCCGATCTGCACCGACTCGCGGCGGATCTTCTCGATCTCGGCGTCATTCTTGCCCTCCTTCAACGCAAGCTCGCGCATCTTCAGCTCGGTACCGGACTTGGCCAGGGCATCGTCGACCGCCTGCTTGATACGCTGCTCGACCTGCTCTGGCGTCTCCTGCTGGCCGGCGGCGCGAATCGCTTCGACCACATCGCGCTTGAATGGCACGTCCATGAGGCTGACCAAGAACGGGAGCACAGCAGCCTGGTACTGCGGCGGCAGGCTCTTGACCGCCTCGGACAGCGCTGCCAGTTGCTGGGCGCGGTAGCTGTTGGTGCTCGGTACATCCTCGAGCGACACCTTCAGGCGAGTGCGCTGCAGGTCGTTCGACAGGTACGTGTAGCCGGCAGGGTCCTGCTCGGGCTTGTTGATCACCACAGATCGATCGGCGCGCACCGCGTCGCCCTCGATGATGATCGTCTGCTGCTGCGAACCGAGATCCTTGATGATCATCGCCATCAGCAGCTCGCCAACCATCGTCCGGCCGGCACGGAAGTTGTCCATCATCACGCCCAGCGCCTGGTTGCTCTGCTCGACCTGAATGGCCTCCTGCCGGCCACTGGTGGCGGTGCCTTCCTTGCCCATGAAGCCAGTGGTAACCGCTGATACGCGCTGAATCGCTGAGCGGTTGTCCTGCAGCATCTGGAACTGCTGCGCATTCAGTTGGAAATCGCGCTCGATCTTGAACGTCGCACCTTGCTTGGCCATGTGCTCGGCATTCAGCACGATATCCGCGTCTACCCTGGCAACCTGATTACGCAACTGAGCGTCCGTCATGGGCGTAGCGCCCTTGGTGCGGATGGTGCGAACCGAGGACAAGCCCCAACGCAGCTTGCTGATACCGCTGTTCAGGCTGTCCTGCGGGTAGATCATGTCGCGCACGTAGCCGAATGGCACCCTGGTGCCGTCCTCGCGAAAGCCCCAGAACGGTACGTAGGGGAAGTGACGGTGGGTGTAGGGGCTTGGGCCATCATCCAGGCAGTGAGGGCCAAGCCAGTAGCTGCGGCGCACCCTGGCCACTACAGCGCGACTGTACGTCGACATGCCGCTGGCCAGCGCCACCTGGTGGGCCATGTTGTGCTCGTCGTACTCGACCACGCGGCCATCAGGCGCGGTAATCACGCCAACCTCGACCCAGCGCCGGTACCAGACTTCGGCCAGACAGATCTCTTTCGAGGTCGGGTTGTACCAGCGTTCCTCTTGCACGGTCCACGCGCGAGCATCCGCCCAGGCATTGTGCAATCCGGTGGAATCGCCGCCGTCATTCGCCGCGCTCGGGGTGTCCATCCACCACTCAGCACCGTGCTTGCCGATCGACTTGATCAGCTTCGCATGCTGGGGAAACGCTCGAGCAATGCGATCAGGGAGCAGCCAGCGCTGCCGGCGAAGCCAACGGGCATCGCTCAGATCCTTTTCCGTCGCAGCGAAATCCCAGTGCATTTCGTTGCGGTGGACCTTGCTGCAGCGGTACGGATACTTGAATGGGTCGCTCTCGCGCTTCACTTCGACCCAGCCGAGGCCGATGGCAATCTGCGACTGGAATGCATCGCTGCACGCATCGTCAGCCCTGGAATGGCGCTCGGCCTGATTCAGCTTGTAGTTCAGCGCATCGGCAACGTCCTGGCCGCCCACGTCACCGTCTGGAGTCACGCGCCAGTCAGTACGGGTCGCACTCTCGTAGCCGCGGATCGACAGCAGCGCTGGACCGATCAGGTTCTCGACTGCCGGCGGAATGCCCAGCGCCTTCTGCCTGGTCAGCAGTTCGCTGTCCAACTGATTGCCGTCGGCATAGTCCATTTCCTTGTCGGCCGTGCTGCGCCACTTCGGCTGTTCCTCGATCTCATGCATGATCTCGGTGTACTCGTCGAGCACCAGCGCCAGGTCGTCGTGCTCCTGCCCTTCGTGCTCGTCGTGCTCTTCGGTGTGCTTGAGTGCGGTAGCGTCCATCTGGTGATTCCTCAAACGCGCCAGTCAGGCGCTGGGGCTTCGGTGTACGGCTGCTGGCCCTGGTGACCGAGCATGTCCAGTTCTTTGGCCTGCGCCCACTGACGAAAGGCGTCTGCGCCCTCGCTGCAGCCGTTGGCCTTGTTCGGGGCGTTGTCGAGAAAGCGGTTTTCAGAGCGGCTGAACTTCTTGCGGTAGTTGTCCAGGCGATTGATGCCGTCGGCACACGCCACTTCGTCGATGAAGCAGCCCTTCATGTGCTTGCGGGTCTGCTGAATGCCGGTGATCAGCTCGGTGATGCGCGGCACGATGACGAATGTGTGCCCGGGCAGCAGATCCTCGAGCATTTCCAGCACACTGCGGTTGTAGTCGCCCAGGCGCTTGTGCGCGGCGTCGTGCGGCAGGTAGTGGGTACCGTACAGATAGCCGCGGTCTTTCAGCTCTTGCGCGTAGTGGCGCAGATCCTTGCCGTGCTCTTCGTAGTAGTCGACGAAACGATCCTCGCCGCGCAGTTCCTGCTGGAACCACACGGCACAGCCGTCGCTGTTGCCGATATCCCAGAAGGTGTTCACCGGCACGTCGAGCACCGGCACGCGAGTGATGCCGCCGCGCTTACGCATGGCCTGCATGTCCTCGGCGTAGTAGTTGCCCTCGGTGCTGATCTGGAAGGCTTCATCAGGCGTGCCAGGGTATTCCTGCCACATCCGCTCTTCCTTGCCAGCGAAGTCGGCCTGCTTGGTGGCCACGTACCAGGCGCGCTGGTCCGGGTCGATCTTGCAATCCATCAGCGCTTCGAGCTTGTCGAAGTAGGCGTGCTGGCCGCGATCGACAGGCACGGTCTGCATCGGCAGCCGGTAGTTCGGCTCCTGCCACCAGGCGTAGAAGTGGAAGCGGTAGTCTTTCGGCGTGAGCGGCTTCTTGTCCCGGTAGTTCTTCTGGGCAATCTGCACCATGTTGAAGAACTCGCCCTCGCGCCCTTCTGCCGTGCTCTCGATAACCAGCACGCCATTGGTTGGCACGGCCGGGATGGAGCCGGTGACCACTTCCTGCGCCTTGTCAGGGTACTTGGCGCAGATCTTCCCGAACTCGGAGACGTGCAGGCGGTGGATCGTGCCGGAGCGCATCGAGGTCGCCACACGGACAGAACTGTTGTTGTGCGCAAAAAGCAGCTCGACGGCGCTATCCCTGGCCAGCGGAAAGCGCTCACGGATCTCGTCTGGCAGGTTCTCGTAGGCGAACTTCACCTTGTCGCGAAAGATCGTCTCGGCCGCCTCGCGATCCTGGGCGATGATGCCGCAGCGCTGGTTGGCGTTGAACAGCGCGTGATCCAGCCACAGGATGGCGATCAGCGTCGTGAAGCCGAGCTGGCGTGCCTTCAGGATCAGGTTGCGGTGCCATAGCCGCGTCAGGAAGCGCTTCTGCGCCCGGTTCGGCTTGAACGGCATCACGAACGACTCGCCTTCCTCGACGATGTTGCCGAGCTCGTCGAGCTTGTCGTCGCCCTTCACCATGATCTTGTACAGGCAGCCGGAGAACAGGCGCCATTCAGGGTCAGCCAGGCAGCGAGCCAGTTCCTCTGCGTTGGTCGGCAGAGGCTGCAGCGGCTCGTCGTGAACAACCCTCATGGCCATGGGTCAGTCCTCGCCATGCTCAGGGTCTTTCGCCACTGGCTTGAACCCGTTCGAGTTACCGCTGGCGATCGAGTGCAGGAGGCTGGCCAGCGGGTCGACACGCTGCTGGTTGTCCCTCTCGTACAGCCCCAGGTGCTTGAACAGCTTCTCCATGGCCGCATCTTTCGAGTGCGTCATGATCTCGATGCCGAACTTCGTCTGCTTCACGCCGGCATACAGCGACGCAGCACCAGGCGACAGCTTGCGGGTGTCCTTCAGCACCACGCGCGGGTAGCCGTGACCGCCGCATTCCGGGCAGTCAGAGAACGGTTCTCGGTTCGGGTCGAAGCCAACGCCGCCGTCCTCTGGGAAATCCTCGGGATCTTCGCCCTCGTCCACCCACAGCTTGTACGCATAGTCACGTTCGACCTGGGTGCGCTGACGCATGTGCCCTTCGCCGTAGCAATGCCGGCAGCACACGACAACCAGTTCGGTCAGCTCGCGCGCATCCGCCGTCACCTGATTCCACGCCTCGCGCAGCACGCGATCAGCAGTGATCTCGGTGCGCTGCTGCTGTTTGGCTCTGGCTTCAGCGATTGCGGCCTGAATGTGAGCTTTTGACAACAGCCTGGTCGCGATCTGGCGTGCAGTGGCTTCCGAGTACTTCGCCCTGATTGCAGCCTGCGTACCGTTCAGGTCGACCAGATACTCGTCGACGAACATCTGCTCCTTGTCGGTCAGCGCTACCTCAGCCTTCTGTACCTTCACGGTATTGCGAGCACGCACAGTCGAGCCGGTCGCCTTCTTCTTGGCTACCGGCTTCTTGACTGGCTTCTTGGGTGCGGGCTTATCGCCCTTCTCTTTCGTGGTCATGCCCGGAGTCTTTCCGGGCGGGGGACAGGGTGTCGAACCCTACAGGGGGACTTGCAACAGGATCAGGCGGTCAATCTTCCATATCGAATGTTCGGTACTCGCCAGAGTCATGATCGTATACCTCGACCTCCACCGAGGAACCGTATCGATTGATCGACTCCACCTCAGCATCCCGATACTCGCCAGAGCTGTAATCGTAGAACTCGATCATCTCACCTGGCCTGACGAGGTTTCCCGATTCGATCGAGACGCTATCGCCAGCATCAGAGTCGTATCCATCCCAGGCCAGGGCCTGCCCACTTAGCAACAGGAGAACAATCCACAGAGCTCGCATCATGCACCTCCGCAATGTCTGGACCTCACAGTATAGGCCGCCACCGGGCGTTGCACTGACGAAAAAGCCCGCACTCGGCGGGCTTTCTCTGCATCGGTGGGTCAGGCGCTCGATCGCGCCCAATGCAGCACCTGATCGTTCGTGCGGTTGAACACCATGCCGCCACTGGCGATACGCATGTCACTGCGCAACACCGGACTGCGCTTGCTCTCCAGGCTGCGAGGCTGCATCACCTCGGCCAGAGTGCGCTGGCGTTCAGCGGCATAGTGCTGGTCGACATAGGACTGGAAGGCCAGGTGGTCAGCAGGGACCGGCGCGGCCAGCACCAGGCCGCTGGACAGATACAGGATGGCGATAACGCACAGCAGGACTTTCTTCATCTTCGGACGCCTCGACAGGTTGAGGTTTGGGAAGCCCGAGTGTTCTGCCTGCGTCGTGGTGCTCTCAAACCCTACAGGGGGTCAACACCGACATGGCCACAGCAGCCCTGATCAACGCCATCAGCACACTACCTCCCGCCGCACACGTCCCTCAAACGTCCAAAACCCTCTGGTCTGCCCCCGGCGCAACGTCCTGGCCAACCGAAACACCGTCACCAACTCGGCACAATATGCGCTCCAGGCGATTCAGGCGGGAGTTCATCGCCCCGGTCATCAGTGCGGTCTGGTGGCCCAACTCAACAGACGCCGACTGCAGGGTGACGCCGGCCTGCAGGTTGGCCAGCATGCGGTCCTCACGGGGCGTCAGCGTCAGCACCTGATCGCCGATATCGATCTTGACCGTACCATCTGGCAGGATCGTTTTGCTGATGTGGCGTGCTGGCGGGTGCTGCTCCACCGGGACGTATACACCCCGCTGCACGCGCGCAGCCAGGCCCTCGTTGACCAGATGCTTGAGGCGATCGTCGACCACGCCCTCTTTCAGCCCGGTCAGTACGGCAATGGCCTCTCGCGTGACGATCTGCTCCTGTGAGTGCAGATCCTGCAGAGCCTCGAGCACAATGTTTGTCGAAGACACACGCTTCATGTTCTTCTCCCCATGATCAACGAATCAGCCCTGCATCACGCAGGATCTTGTACTGCTCGGCCAGCCAGGCCTGAAATGCCAGGTCTTTCA